AAGGTGTATTTCTAATAACTTCAATAGTAATATTATAATTAGGTTTTAAAGTATTTATATAATTCTGCTCTACTTTCTGAAGATTTTTATAAGAAACTTCTTCAAGTATAGAAACATTAAAACTAGAAGACCCATACTTTAAATAACTATTTTGTAGATATTTATTAGTATGGGTGCCTCTTTTAAGTTCTGAATAATGTCTTTTTAACCGATGATATATATTCTTACTACTACCTATGTAAATTTTATTATTTACAATATTAGTTATACAATAAATACCACATTTTTTAAGACCAAATGATTTAGGAATATTCATGAGTTATATGTTTTACAATATAAATATACAAATTTTTATTGAATTTTACAAATAATCCCATAGATATTCCTAAATAATAAAAAAATTAGCTGTTCTGGTACAGCTAAACCCCCCTGATTACTTTATTGTGAATATAAAACCATATCCCAGTTAGTATGTTTAACAAAAGTCAAGTAATCTATGTCTGAACCAACCCCGAGGCAAGGGTACAAGGTATTATAATAAACATTCTGGGATCATCACCGCAAATATAAAAAGTTTAATCAAATACTCTTTGTATAGTTTGGTCAAAAGGACTAAATTCTACTTGATTGTAAGATCTATATTTACCTTTTTCAAACACCATACGATCATGTTCATCATGAGTAAGAATACCCATTTCTTTTAACATAAAAGTTATGCCATCTTTTGTACTATCATATTCTATATCTTTTTTAGATTCTAGAATATGCTTGTGACCTACTACTTCTCCTTCTCCGAGGACAATACGTTTTGCTTTGTTTTTCATTGTTTTATATTTTTTTTAATTGTAAACTAATTTTCATCATCATCATCATCATCATCACTTTGAAATAATACTTCTACCTTTAAAAGATCTCCATTATCATTATATATTGCATATACAGGATAGTAACCATCACCAATTTGAGTAGTAAAAGCTACCCCAACACCTGGATGACCAGCATTATAGTTTAATTGACCATGTCCATTGTTTGACAATGTTGCTTTGCAGCAAGCATTGTAGCTAAATGGAAATTCAGAATCAGTTGCAGGAACGTCTAACCATTCACCTGTTTTGAGCAACTCATTCATGTTTTTGCCATACTTTGTAATTTCAGCTTCATAGTGTGGAAAGTCCACTCTATATTGAAGTCTTTCTTTTGTGTCCTTGTGTTCGTAAATTCTGATATCAGTAAATTCTTCTTTAGACCATTCAGAATCTATATAACATGGATCACAGAGTAGGAGTTGACCTGAATCAACTCCTACATGTCCTATTAATTTCATTTCCATAACTTTATTATTTTTTATTATGTTTCAGAATACATTAACTCAAGATATTGTTCTTTATTTAAATGATAAGGATTACTCATTTCTGATTTTTCACTAAACTTAGCTACAATAATATCTCCTTGACGATATATTTTACTAGGATGTGTTATATCTATTCTAATAGTCCAAGCTATAGCTCTAATTGCATCATATACATCATTACTTATAGACCAAGGTTGACCCGTAGCTGCTTCTCTATTTACATAAATCCAATACTCTCTATTAGTTGTAGTGCACCAACAACGTACAGCATATATAAACTCACTTCCTGGTGTAACAGGTCTATTCCAACGATCAAATTCAAATAATTTTGAACTGTCTATTTGATATAATTCATATACATCTTCAAATTCATAAGTGTATGGATCACTTTTATCATCCCAACGAGTACGTTTTTTCTTAATAACCTGTTTATCTTTTAATATTGGTTCAAACTTTTTAAATAATTCTTCTATACCAATAGAGTCAAAATAAGTACGTCTTTCTTCTATATTTTTTATTTTTAATGCTTCTTCTATTGTTACTAGTGTTATATCATCCCAACATTCTTTTACAAATTCAGCAAAATCATTAAGATTTTCATTTACAATCACTTCTTTTACAAATTCTTTATAATCAGAATTATATTTAGTTTTCCAAAGTCTTAATGCTGTTCCTAAATTAAAATTACCAACACCGTTAACAAAATAAACAGCATCTGCATAGTTATTCTTTGTCATATTCAATTGTTTTTATTTCTTTAACGTTTAAACAAATAGTTTTTGGAAAATTTTGATAAGTTCCAATAGAAAGATTGTCTAATTCAAAAACTAAAAAATCTCCTTGTTCTTCAAATTCATTATGATCAATTGTAAAGTTTTCAAATATACTTCTATATTCATCATTTTCTGGATTTGAAGTGTACTCATTAATAATAACTTCAACTTTTTCCTTTAAGTTAACAACAAATTTACTTATAAATTCAGTATGTTCTTTACTTAAAAATCCATTACGTATATGAAAAGCAGCATTTACAATTGGATCATCGTCTTCAATATTTATTTCTATAGAATCAAACCATAAATCTTTTGGAATACAAATTTTTATACTACAAGGACAGTCAACATTACTATCTTCTGAATAATGATCTATACCTACAAAAGCTTTTTCTTCTACACTATATATAGCTTCTCCAGATGCATGAAATTCACCAGCCCATGATCCATAGTCTAATTCAGAATACATATAATCTAGTAGTGTTCTTATATAATTATTTTCTGAACTTTCTGATACTTGTTTATCATTTATAGCAAACCAACACCATCCTGAGTCACCTCCTCCATCCCAACTTATGCTAACTTTATTTCCTTCTGATACTAAAGTATCTAAATAATTAATAATCTCTAGTTGTTCTTGTTTTTTCATTTTTTTTAGTTTATTTTTTTACATCTAGTTTTTCATCTGCTATTTCTTGTAACAGTTTTCTACCATCACCTGGCTTATACATCCAACCTTCGGTAGACATACAATCTAAGTATTGTTTAATAGTGGGAATAAATCCTATATCTTCTTTTATATGCTGTTCACCAATAAATCTTACAGGAATATTCTTTCCATCAGAGTTGATAATTACAACCCCAAATAGTTGCTCACACCAGAAGATACCTTCTGCATGGTGTCTAAGAGCTCTATGACGCATATCTGGATAATGAGTTTTTGTCTCATCAAACCAGTTATGGATTTTTATATAATCTTCCCATTTACCTCCGTAAGTTTTAGCGGAGGATAGTGCATGATGATATGGATGTGACATAATTTTTAATTTAAGCGTGATTCTGATAAACCAAGTTCTTTAGATTCTTCTGGATTGAGTTCTATCCAAGAATGACAGTTTCTACAAACAGCTAACCATGTTCCTATAGCTAAATAATTATCACCAATTCTACCTTTTTTGTGATGAATATCTGTAGCTGCACCTGTACATCCTATAAGTTTTGCTTCACAATGTGATTTTAAAAATAGAAAAGCACTTCTAAGTTTAGTATATGTACTAATTTCCTCTTTCTTCTTTTCAGAAACAGGAGCTATTGCTTTAGGTTTTTCTATATCATACCAACAATTTTTACAATACTTATCTTTTTTACCTACTGATTTCCATATAGGTTTGGGTAGATTACATCCACTACAAATCTTCAGGTTCTTGAAATTCTTCAATGTTAAATAGTTTTTCTTTTGGTTTAATTATTAATACGTCATTAACTGATTTAGTTAATATATTAAGAGGCTTAGATGAAATCTCAAACTCAATTGGTCCTGATTCTACAAGTCTTTTTAATAATAACTTTTCTGTTTCATTTTTTGGTACAATAACTAATTGAACTTCTCCATTTGCAATAAAAATTGTTTCCATATTTAATTTTATAATTATGTTAATTGAAAAAAGTTTTTAGGTAAAAGTTTTTGTTCAACTAACTTTTTAGCTATAACTTGTTGTGTAAGTCCTAGTTCTTTAAAGGTATGAAAATCTTTATGATCTTTATCATAACCATTTACAGAACAAAAATCTTTAATAATTTTTGAATTGTGAAATAATGAAAGAAGTAGGTTATTTACTTTAGCTTCTGCTAATTCTTGCTTCCATTTATTTAAAAATGATTGAATTCTAGTGTAGTTCCTGATTATTTTAGTTTTTTCTTCAGGTGCTAACTTTTGTACTTCTTCTTTACTAAATACACTTAATCCATATATAGACAGTGCATATATTTTTTGTTGCTGAACATTAAATACAGATTGTTCAATGTGTTGGTATTTAGGTTTAGGCTCTAATTGTTTTTCTATTACATACTTATTAGAATAGGGTATGTAAGTATTTCTATTTACATCTGTAAAAGAAACAACTATACCTTTTGTATTAGCAGATATAGTTTTGTTTGACTTTATTGGCATACATTTACAAATTTAATGAAATTATATAAAATATATATTAATTCTACAAGAAAAAAGCCCAGGTTTTTCCTGGGCTTTTTATTTTATGTAGATGTTTTATTACAATGTTGCTCTATCCATATTATTAGTCATAGCACTCAGTGTTTTTTGTGCTGACTGAACTTCACGGATTTCATCTGAATTAGTGTGTGGAATTAATGTGTCATGAGCATTAACATTTGGTGTATAAAAGCTTTGACGATAGATTGGTTGATCATCTACACGACAAATTATACCTGTTTCTCCTGCAAGCTTCAAATCACGGTCTGGATTTTCAGGATTGAAAGGAACAAATGATTCTACAACAACAATCTTACCATCAAGTTCTTGACCTTCAGTAAACTTTGAATCTTGTAAGTCTTTAACAAGACCTTTAATTAATGCAGAACGTCTGCTTCTACGTAACCAACCTTGGTCATTAATAAATGTACCCACTTGTTCTACCCGTACGTAACCGTATTCGGGATTGTTCTCTGATTGACCAATAACGTTACCGTTTTTGTCAGCCATAATTACTACTTTACTCATATTGTTTGTTTAAAAATAAAAAGCCCTTAAGAAATATTCTTAAGAGCTTGATAATCAATTGTTATTAATTTATTCTTCTTCTAATTTATAGTCTATATCTGAACAGTTAATTTTATCTTCATTAGGTATATTGATTAAATCAGGTGTAATATCAGGAGTTTCTTCTTGATTAGCAGATTCTCTACTATTAAGCACTGATCCAAACCAAGGATTTTCTAGTACATCTCCATAGTTATAAGCAATAAGATACTCGAGTTCCTCATCACTCATATCTAAAAATTGTTCTGTACTTATTTCTATCACTTTACCAGTGGGCAATTGATATAACATTTGCTTTATATTTACTATAAAGCTAAGTAGTACTAATTGATTTACAAAGACTTATCTATAACAAATCTGGATAATAGGGCTATAACTACTTTCTTACTTTTGATTCATAAATCTTTTTTTTCCAATAAGCATTTGTCTTATTAATATGCTCTTGTTTTTCTACAAGTTTTTCTTTTAATTGTTTATTTTCTAATTCTAATTGTTCAGTGTTATTTGAACTAAAAATATTCCTAATCCACGTTAAAAACATATATTTAAGTATTTTTGTTTAATTTCTCAATTTCTTCTCTATTATAAAATCTAAGTTTATTTATTGTTGTAGTGCAATACATATCTTTTGTGATTTTATTTTTACTAATTCTTTTTAGTAATGTTGCTTTTTGTATACCAAGAATGTCACACGCTTTTTGTTCAGTTATCCATTCTTTTTCAGAAGATGTAATATCATAAATCAATTTTTTTACATCTTGCCAATTAGTCTCAGTAAGCATAGTTTACAATTTAATCCATTACAAACTTTTCATATAGTTTACTAAATCTTCCTCCAAACTCACCTCCTTTTATATCAGATTCTTCTAGTTCTATACTATCTACTAACTCTCCTTCTTCATTCACTTGTTTGCCATTTCTAATAATATTAAAGGTGGTTAATTCTTTTTTATTATTGAATTGCGTACTAATTAATAACATTTCTCCTGTAATTGGAAGAGATTTCCAATTATCTGGTAATTTTTTATCTACATCTGTTTTTCTAATCCACACTTCAGAAGTCCAAGCTACACCATGAATAACAAATTGTTCTTTTATTTTTTTTGCTATTTGTGGAACCATGTTTTCTATAAATTCTTCTTTATGTTCTTCAGAATCAAGAATATCATTAGTTAAAGGAATAACTATACACCCTGTTTTATTGCTTTCTATATTTTTAGCAAATACATTAACATGAGGAAATATATTACCATTCTCTTTTACGTAGTCTTTAATACTTTTCATATAACTATCTACTAATTCTTCATATAATTGTTCCATATTTATCTTGTTTTACCTATTTTAAATTTATCATTTTCTATGATTAAATATTCTCCTGTTGTTCCTTGGCAGTCAATTAGATAGTATCTACCGCCCATTGCTTTCATAGCTCCATCAAGATCAAGTTTAACTACTTGAGTATGTCCTACTATTTGTATATAATCTTTTTTTAATGAATTATTACTAGATAATTTAGGATTTTTTTTATTAACAGACATATTATTAGAAGCCATTAATGATCTGGGTCTTATCCAAATAGGAGTTTGAGTTATATTATCACCAGTGGGATCAAATCCGTTAAAATTAAAAGCTTTAGGTTTGTGTTTAAATAGTTCATTTAAATCAGCTACAACATTTTCTTTAGACCAACCATTAGAACCAAACACTTCATCCATGAATATTGGACTTACACCAGCGTGAGTAAATAAATACTCTCCAAATCCATAAGCCATTTGTAAATGATGTCTATTTTCATCTACAACTTGTGATATAGAAGGTGCTATTCTTGTTTGGTAACCACTTGTACCATTATATCCAATTTCAGGAAAATAATGATAATCGTGATTACCTATTAATAATACCACTTCTTTACCTGATGTTTCTTTATATTCAATAATTTCTCTAAAGTTATGTAATTGTTCAACTCCTGATATATCAAATGAATCAAAGTAGTCACCTATAAAAATAACTCTATCAGCATCTTTTTCTTGATGTGTAATTAATTTCCAAAGTGAGCGACCGTGTGTATCACCAATTACAACTGTTTTCATTTTTCATAGGTTTTGGTGTAGTATTGTTGAAATGCTGCTTTAAAATCCGCCTTTTCTCCTGTATTTAAAATTTTAAGTCCATACTTTGCCGATGCTATCCAACATTTTGCCTGCTCCTGCTTTTCAATTTCTTTGGCTTGTTCAAATAAGTCTGCAAGTTCTGAATGATACGCTTCGTGTATCATGTCAGTAATCATTCCTGCAAACCACTCCACCGCTGTCTGTTGTGCCATGTTATTCTGATTTATAGGTTTTGGTGTAGTATTGTTCAAATAATTCTTTAGATGGTAAGCCATTTTTACCTTCAACTTTATCAAGTAAAATTTCAGCTATTGATAATGCAGTTTCTTCGTGCTGCTGCTTTTCCATTTCTTTGGCTTGTAGGTATGTTTCTTTAAGAATTCCTTTTGAATAAAAAAACTCTAATGGTAATACCGATATTGCTTTCTCAAACATTATGTCTACCGCTGTCTGTTGTGCCATGTTAAAGATTTTTAATGTTTAATATAATACCTGTAATGCCCATACATATTATCCAAAGATAAATAATAAAAGACCTGTCTGCAACGGTTGTTTCTTTACCACCTAATACAAACATTACAATAATAATATAACCTATTGTAGAAAGTATAAATGGAGTGTATTTGTTATTCTGTTGTGCCATAGGTTATTGATTTTTTATAAATTCATTTCTAATATCAGCTAATTTTTCACAAGCAATTCCATGATTACTGTGTTCTAAATTAAATGATGGGTTAAGTAAAAATTCTGTTACTTTAATATTGTAATCAGTTATATCATTTTTTCTTTGCTCTTTTTCCATTTCTTTGGCTTGTATTTCTATATCTTTTATTTTAGCAAGAAGTTCTGAAATAGGCATATCGTTTGTTTTACTTGATAATATTTTATGTTGTTCAATATACCAACTTAACGCAGTCTGTTGTGCCATGTTATTTAGTTTGATTTAATAATCACTCCGTTTGGATATTTAGCTTTAGTAAGATTACCAATTCCAGATGAATCTATTCCATCTAATAATCTTATTTCATCCCAATTATCTTCAACAGGAAGTATTGTTGCTGAGGATAGGATTTCTTTGTAAGTCTTCCAAACTGAATATTTTGGATGCAGTTCAGTGATAATTCCAAAACTTTCAAATTCATCTATCTTGGCTTCAATCTCTTTCTTTCCTTCTTCTGTTAGGTATATTCCTTTCATAGTGTGTGTTTGTTTTAATAAATGTATTTACCCACAATTTGTGTTACCCCCTGTGAGTTGGTGATTATTTTAGGTTCTAATTTTTGATTCCAAAACGGCTCTCCAGTAATATCATCCCCAATCCAGTCTTCTTCACCTTTATCTACCATTTCACACTCAAAAGCAACAGGATATTTTGGTTGTTGTAAGGATTGTATAAGAGTGTCGTATGTTTTATTAGGTGATAATTTAGAATCTGCATCTAGTCCTAAGTTATAAGCATCTCTCATATCCTCCTCTGTGTACTTATATTTCTCTTTGGCTTTGTTGTAACCATTATTCCAATCAACTGCATTTTGCTTTTCTTCGGGATAAGGACATATTGATTCATCATCTTCCAATGGTGGCAACAAAGGCACTCCTTCAAGTATGGGTGCATTGTTTAGTGGTAGGTGGTAAAAATTATCTTTTTCGTTACATAGCAAGTATTCAGTACCATCTTCATTTTTAGTGTATGTAAGTTGTAGTTTCATTTTTTCTGTTTTAATTATTGGGTGTGTCATGGTTTAGTTTTTAAGTATTCTTGGAATAATAATTTATATATCTGATTACCAAATTGATAATCATCTAACCAATCAGCAAACTCACAGGCTATATTCTCTGTTATTTCTGCTGCTGCTTCTGCTGATTCTATTGTTTTTTGTCCTACAAGTCTTAAACCATAGATAGCATCTAAATGTAGTTGTTCAATGTGTGTCATGGTTGTTTTTGTTTTACTATTTCAATTAGTTTTTTGAGGCAAGCAAGTTCTGCTTCTTCGAAAGTATCTTTTGGTTCATAAGGAATAATGTCAACTATAAACCCATCTTTAAGTGTGTTTGGTATTGTTCTTCCATTACCAATGTAAACCGTTTTACCATTATCTAGTGTTTTACAACCAACCCAAGTGTGTAACCCATATTTCTCTCTAAAAAAACGAAATGCTTGGGAATAGGTTGGTGCTAATACTATTTCATGGGTAGTGTTGGTTATATCTTTATTAGAAATAACATGAAATTCCCAATCTTTTCTATCCCATTTATTAACACCTGACATTCTACCATCTTTATAATATCCAAAACAGGGTTCATCAAATCCCAAGTCTCTAAGTTCTAATGCTTCTTGATATAGTGTAAAGTCTTTCATATTATTTCTTTTTATATTCTTTAATCATTGGTATAACAAATGTTAATAAAACTGATATTGAATAACTTATAATTAATATAGGCTTAAACAATATTTTACCGTTTTCTGTTAATGCATCTGAATACCCAATAAACCAAAACAAAGCATAAATTATTGTTTGAAAAATTAGCAATTTAACGTAAAATATTTTCATGTTATTTCTTTTTAAATTGTTCACGCCATTCATCAGGAGTCAAAACCCTTTTGTGTGTTAAAATGTAAATTGCATATTTGTGCATATCTTCCTCGTTGTAACTCCTTTCTGCTTGCCATTTAGCACCTTTGATAAACATAGATTTCTCCCTATCACAATAAGGATGAGTTATGCTTTCACAACTTCTTTCAGCAGCTTCTTCTAATTCTGTTTTCATAAATTTGTTTTTCTTTTTAAATTTGTTTTTAATATATAATTATCATAAACTAAAGCAGCTTCTAAAGCAGTGTCATAATAACCTAAAAATATTTTTGATTTATTAATAGTTATAGTTGCTCCATATTTTTTGTTAAGGTTGTGATAGCAAACACCTTTGTAACCAGATTTATTATCAACTCTTAAATTTTGATTTTCAACCTGTTCTGTTTTAGTTGAGAACTTTATATTACCTCTAATATAACCTAAACTATTGTCAATCCTATCTAAAGAAAGTTCAGAAGAATTTAACCAATTCTCATAATTTGCAAGTCCTTTTATCCAATCAATAAAGTTTTCATAAGAGTTTTTAAAATAATCTTCCATGATTACGCCTTTTCCCCCATAGTATTTATAAGAATGGTTTTTAGGATTATAACACCTTTGTATAATATTACACCAAAGTTTATAACCTTTAGTTTTTGTTAAAGAATGTTTTTGATAACTTCTTTTAGCTTCAAGAGTTTCTTGTTTTGGTTCTTCTTGTAGAACTACAGCACTTCTTTTTGTAGAACTTAACTGATAAAACTCAGAAACTTGTATTAAATAACCAGCTTGTTCTGATGTTAAGTTTTCAAATCTTATATGTTTATTATGAAACGTAACATCTATAGTGACTTTATCATTTATTACAATATCTTTACAAGGGTTATATTCTTCTTGTGGAATGATGATTTTGTAAGTATCAAATGTACCCTTTGGAACATATTCTTTTTCTAACATTTCTTCCATTGGACTAAGATTATAACTACCTTTCTTAATCTCAACCCTATCACAATTAGGATTCTTAACAAACCATTCCAAGAATTCATCATCAATACTCTGAATGCCATCTTTGATTAAGTCTTGGTCTGTTGTTAGAATGATTTTTTTAAAATGTGGGGTTGTAGTTGTATGAGGCCACCCCCATGACACAATTATATTTTTTTTAGAATCTAAACACCAATCTCTTTCTTTAATTTCTTCATCAGAAGTGATGTAGATGTTTTGAGGAAAAAATCTTTTCCCTTTTTCCATTTCATCCTCAAATAATGTTAATGTACTCTTTTCAGTACATATTACATAACATAACCTACTTGCTTTATCCGTTGGTAATAAGTGTATGTTTTTCATAATTTCTTTTCATTATATAGTTTAGCAAAATCAGATACTATAAGGAATGTGGCTTCTTTTTCTGAATCACAATTCTCCTCGATTATATAAAGCATACTTAATTCATAGTTTTCATTTCTATTTAACATCATTCTCCATCCGTTTTCGGTCCATTGAATAACCCGTAAGTAGTAGCTTTTGACTTTAAAATTCCACTCATCAATAAAGAACTCTCCAATTTTTGCATCTTTGGTATTATCACCTGATGATACTTTAATGTTTTTCTTTATAAACTCAACAGCTTCCATAAGCCAATTCCAATCTTTATGGAATTGTAAGTCTTCAATCGCAAAAGCATTTTTATCACTTTGATATTCTGTTGCTTGTTCATCAAGTGTGTTTCTGTATGGTGTAGAATAACCATCAACAGTTTGGTAATATCCATACCTGTCAACTTTATGTGCAAAGGAATTTTTCCATCCAAGCATCAAAGCTATGTCAGAGTTTCTTCTTTCTATTTCTTGTGGTGTCATTATAAAAGAGCTTAAGGGTTACTAATATCTTCATCATAAGGAAGTTGACAAGTAAGAATTAAATAAATCCGTCGGAGAATATATTTTATAAATTGTATCATATCCATTTTTCTTTTAATATGTGAATAAATGCAGCACGTAATGCTTCTTGTCTAGTAGAATAGTTTTTATCTGAATTTAAGAAGTCTCCTTTATATTTACTAGTAATAGTATACCTCCATCCCGATTTAAAAAACTGTAGAGGTAATACAAGTATTCCAGATTCTTCAAAAAGTATATCAGCTATGTTTTTATACTCTTCAATGATTCTCTCATCATCTAAAGGAAGATTATCAAGTTCTTCTAAAGATAGGCCTGTAATGGGTTCATAACCATGTTTACCTAATTGTTTAAATAACTCACTATTCTTTCTTTTATTACTTGAGGCAATTAATAGCCCTATTAAAATTATTGCTGTAAAAATTGGAATAAATATCATATTAATTTATTTAATGTGTGTTCAAATGCTGCACTATATGCTTCTTTCTTTGACTTATGTTCATTTATAAATTTCCGATTGGCAGTTAATATATTATGGCGTTTATCTTCATCCTCCCAAACTTCTTTTGAACATACAAATAAATTAGCATACCATAATTCTCCATAAACATCACAAGATACTTCTATGTGAATACCATGATTAACCCTTAGCCATTCCACGATTTGCCATTGTTCTGGTGCTGAGACAAATCCTTGAAATGGTTTTATTCCTATAACATCAGCATTCCAATTTCTACATCTGTAATCTCCCCAATATTCATCTTCAAATCCTTCGTGTAATGCTTTATCTTTTTCAAGATAATAATTTCTGCATTCAACATTAAATCCTTTTTCTTTAAGCTTTTTA